ACAATTAATTTATATGTTAACGGTACTAGAGTAGACTCAGATAATACTTTTAGTGACGACTTAGGTTCTGCTAAACCGTTATTGATTGGTGCGGCATATGACGGATCGAGTGGATGGGACGGACAAGTTGATGATTTTAGAATTTCAACTGTTGCAAGATACACACTTGGTAGTTATACTCCACCATTAAATGAAGTTTCAAATGATGTTGACACACAAATTCTTTTAAGATTTAACGGAACAGACGGCTCGACAACTTTTGAAGATGATGTTATTGTTGAACAAGCAATTGGATTTGGCGGCGGTGCCTATGCAACAGGAATTGAACTAGCAGACTTTTCAGACTTTGGTTGTGAAGTTCGTTCAATTGGTAGTGCGTGTGTATATGGCAACTATGGTGCGTATGGTGATGGTAACGGTGTTATCATGTATCTTATTTCACAGAACTTTGCGTACATTGGCAACGGTAAAGAAACAGATAATGATCCAACAACAGTATTACAAAGTCAAGAAGTTACAAAACTTAATAATGCAAACGTATATTACAGTTCAGTTGACCATAAAGGTGATTTTAGAGTTGGTGACATTTTCCATGTTAACCAAGCAGACGGTACAGTAAACTTTACTAATGCAAACTTTAACATTGATACATTACAAAGTGTAAGATTTAGTACAGGTTCATCAACTACAATTATTAATGGCGATCAAATTCAAACAGGCAATATTAGATTAAGCGGTAATACTATTGAAAGTTTAAGCGGAGATTTAAACTTTGATGCACAAGCAGGAATGGTATATTTTAATGACGATGTTAATATTGCAGGTAACTTAGATGTTGTTGGTGACGTAACTATTGGCGGTAATATTACTATTGGTGATGAAGTTACAGACACTATTCAAATTGTTGCAGGTATTGCAAGTAATCTTGTTCCAAGCCAAGACGGTGTTTACACACTAGGTACTGTTTCAAACGAATGGCGTAAATTATACGCAAGAGAAATTCAAGTTGATGATATTAACATCAACGATAATGTGATTCAAACTACAAATACTAACCAAGACCTGGAGTTACGTGCTAGTGGTACAGGTAGTATTGTAATAGATGATTTAAGTTTTAAAACTAACATTGTTAGTTCTACTAATGATATTATATTATCTCCAGGTAGTGAAAGTGTAGACATTGACGCAACAGGAAGTTTACGCTTACCAAGAGGTACAACACTAGAACGTCCAGGCACACCTGAACTAGGTATGCTACGTTATAACACAGATACTGATGTATTTGAAGGATATGACGGAAATTGGATTACACTAAACGGTATTAGAGACGTTGACCAAGATACATATATCCTTGCAGAGTCGACACCGGGTGCAGACGACGATACACTAACGTTTTTTGCCGCAGGACAGCAGGTTGCAGACGTTAATAGCACTAGATTTAATGTAAATAAGTTAGCAGTAGACGATATTGAAATTGAAGGTAATACTGTTAGAACAGTAACCCTTAATACAGATTTAAACCTATTAGCAAATGGTACTGGTAAAGTAATCATTGAGAACTTTGGCTTTAATGCTAATTCGATAACTAATACTGTAGCAGGTGCAGTTACAACACTTGCCCAAACAGGTACTGGATACTTTAAAATTGAAGGTACTGGTGGATTTGTTATTCCAGTTGGTGATCTAACTAATAGACATCCGACACCAGAAACTGGAATGATGCGTTTTAACACAGCAGACGATCGTGTTGAAATTTATGATCCATCAGGACAATGGGTATCAGTAGCAGGTAGTTCGGGTGCTGTGTCGGCACAAGATGCTGAAGAAATTGCAATTAAGATGGCGGTTACGATAGGATAAAAGAATGGCAACGTTTTTTAAAAATAAAGTAGTAAAAGAAATAGGAACAATTGATGTACCGATCTACGAAGTAGGTCCAAGTACTAGAGCAACTGTTATTGGTATGAGTTTGGCTAATCTAACTAGTTCTGTTGTAAGTGCTAGTGTAAAAATATCCGACGATACATCAGTAACAGGGTTTTATTTAAAAGACATTCTTATTCCACCTAACTCAACTTTAAAAGTTTTAAATGGTGGTGAAAAAATAATTTTAGCGGCAACAAATACGATTTATGTTGTTGCAGATATTGATGCAAGTTTAGACTGCGTCATGAGTTTTGTGGAGATAGTGTAATATGTCATCTCAGTGGTTTACAGGTCAAACAATTACACAAACTATCGAAGATAATCTCGGCGAGCGTTATTTCTACGGGTTACGTAGAACCGACGATGGAGAATTATTTTTAGGTAAACTTGACCAACTAAGCCTTAGTGACAATATTGTTATTAATAAGGAAGGTGATCCTGTTGATAACTTTGTTGAGTTTGACGAAGGTGTAGAATTTTTTGAAGGTAGAGATTCTGCACACAACTTAACTTATAAAAATTTAAATTATGAACAATTTCGTTGGGACGATGCTAATTTATTTTACTATGTAAATGAAGAAGGCGAACTAGTAGTTAGATTAAATCAAGGTCCAAACGATGGTGCTGTTGTTTATGCTGGTGATACAATTACAGTTACAGATAGTGATAGAGAATGGGATAACACTAACTTAACAATGGATAACAACAATATAACATGTGACCAAACATAGGAGCGTAGGAGTAGCAAATGACAAAACAAACAGTTAACGTAGGAGTGTTGCCCAACGATGGACAAGGTGATAACCTAAGGGCAGGCGCTACAAAAATTAATAATAACTTTACCGAGTTATACGAAGCATTAGGAGATGGTGATCAACTTTCAGTTGTTAATGAAGGTGGTGTGTTAAATTCATTTCCTGCAACATCAGTAGGTAACAACAAAGTTACCTTCTTATACGATGCATACGAAGATTTACCTAACCCTACTACCTATGATGGTATGTTAGCAAAAGTTAGTGCAGACGGTTGTGTTTACTACGCTCATAACAACTCCTGGACTAAAATGCTAGACACTACATCGGACCTAACTGATATTGCTGATGTAAGTACTAGTGGCGCAACAGATGGTCAAGCACTAATTTATACAGCCTCAACTCAAACATGGGGCCCAGGAAATGTTGCTACAGACGGCGGCTCAAGTGCATTTGTTGATTTATCAGATACACCTACAAACTTTTCAGGAGCAGGCGGACAAATTGTTAGAGTAAACTCGGGTGCAACAGCATTAGAATTTAGCAGTGCAATCACCGCTTCAGAAGTTTCAGGAATTGCTATTAGTGCATTAAGTAACGTTTCATCTTCAGCACCAAGCACAGGTGATGTTCTTAAATGGGATGGTGCACAATGGGCACCAGGTGCTGATATTGCATCAGGCGGCTCTGGTTTAGATGCTGACACACTTGACGGATTTGACAGTGCATACTTCTTAAACTATAGTAACTTTACAAACACTCCAACATTGTTTGGTGGTGCGTTTTTAGATTTGTCAGATACGCCAGCGGCATTTACAGGCGCGGCAAATAGATTTGTTAAAGTTAATTCAGCAGGTGATGGATTAGAATTTGTTGTAGACCAATCAACAGACCAAAACTTATGGGAAACATTTACAGCAGATACAGGTGCAACAAGTGCCGCTAGTTTAACAGACTCATTTGCAATTGAAGGCGGAACAGATATTTCAACTGAAATTACTGGAGATGTTTTAACAATTAATTGGACAGGAACTCCAGCACCAACTTTAATACAAGAGTTAACTAACGTTAGTGTAGCCAATGCAAGTATTGGTAACGCAATGACGTATAATGGTACAAGTTGGGAGCCAGAAAATGCTCCAAGTATTACTTGGACAATTGGTGCTAATGGTACATCAGACTACACATTTAGCGGACCTGGATTTCCAACAACAACAAACGATCCTGTACTATATTTGTATAGAGGTCACAAGTATTATTTTATAAACAACAGTGGTGGCGGCCACCCATTCGAGATTAGAGTTTCAAACGGTGGAGCGGCATACAACACAGGAACAAGTAACAACAATGCATCAACGGGTGTTATTGAATTTACAGTTCCAATGAGTGCACCAGCGACATTATATTATCAATGTTCAGCACACAGCAACATGGGTAATGTTATTAATATTGTGTAAGGAAATAGAAAATGGCTAGTTTTTATCAAGGTACAGAAGCAGGAACACTACTAAAAACCGTAAAAGGTAGTAGATACTTTTATGGTCTAAGACGCAGTGAAGACGGCGAATTATATCTTGTAAAGTCAGACCAAATGAAAAGTTCGGATGGTGTGCAAGTAAACAGACCTGGCGATCCTACACAGAACTATCCAGACTTTCAAAGAGGTATTGAATTCTTTGAAGGTAGAGATGAAGAACACGTTACAACATATGAAAACTTAAGATATGAGCAGTTTAGATGGGACGACAGAAATTTAGTTTATTATGTTGATGATGAAGGAAACTTAGTTATTAGAATAAACCAAGAATATGATTATCCTGAGGGGGTATCACCATAATGGTTAAATACAACAACAAAGCAGGAAACGGGAAAGTAAATGGCTGAATTTAAATTAGATCGAATTAGGTTTAGATGGACAGGCGTATGGTCTGCTTCTAAGCAATATATTAAAGACGACATTGTTTCATACGGTGGTAAAACATTTGTTTGTTTAAACGGACATACATCAGACCCGGATTTTTATATTGATTATCTAAATCAAGACCTACCTAAATGGACACAGATGACAGATGGTTATCAGTGGGTAGATCAGTGGACACCTGGAACATATTACAAAGTTAACGACATGGTTCGTTATGGTGGACAAGTTTACTCTGCTATTGTTGGCCATACTTCTGATGAGTATGTTCTTCCTGATACTGCAACTACGCTTCCTATTACTATCGGTTACGATACAGGCGAAAACAGAGCAGACGGGTTTTCACAATCAAGCACTGGTGCAATTTACGTAGCAAATTTTGAAAGAAACAAGTTTACACTGCGTAAAGGTCATTCATATTATTTCGATCAAACAGATACTACTAATGCTACATTTGGCGGTCAAGAACATCCGTTAGCATTTAGTTTATACGAAGACGGTATTAATGCTGATACTCCGCTTGTAGATTATTACACTAATGGAATTCAATATTTCTTAGATGGTGCAGAAGTAACAGACGCAGGCTATGTTGCAGGATTTGGAGCGGCAAGTTCACGTCAAATTAGATGGACTGTTCCGGAAAATGCACCTGATAAACTTTATTACTTTGATAGAACTGTTAACAGCACAGGTAAAGGTGCATATTTTAACATTGAAACACCTGGACAAATTGGAACTAACGATTTTGGTAACTGGAAATTAGTTGCTTCAGATCAAAACTGGAGATACGAATGGTTACCACAAGTTATTTACAGAATTGGTGATGTTGTAAAATATAACGGTATTCTTTATCAATGTAAAACTGAACATACATCATCAACTACAGTTACAGGTCTTGAACTTGATGTTGCTAAATGGGAAATTGTAACACGATCAGATGATTGGCGCAAAGATTGGCAACCGAGAACACGTTATAGACAAGACGATTTAGTACGCTATGGCGGTATTGTTTATAGATGTCTAATTGGCCACCAAAGTGCTAACGACGATGCACTTGGTCTAGAAGCAGACATGGACGGTACTCCTAAGTGGCAAGTTTTCCTTAGTGGTATTGAATACAAAGGTCATTGGGTAGGAAGTGCTACAGGAGTTACTGAAGGAATTGACACAGGTGTTATTACAATAACAAGTCATGTTTGGCAAGATGGTGACATTGTACAATATACTACCGACGGCACTGCGGCTACTAACTTAACTAATAACACTTACTACTATGTTAGCCTAGTTGACGGCAACAATTTTAAATTACATAGATCAAGAACGGATGCACTTGCACAAAGAAATCCAATAAATGCAGACGGTGGAACTGGAAATCAAAGTTTCACTAGACACTACCTATATAAACAAGGTGATATTGTACGCTTCGGACCTACAGTGTGGTATTGTAATACAAGTCATGCGGCAGGTGCAGTTTTTGCAGAAAGTTTCTTTAACATTTGGCTTCCAGGTTATGAATACGAAACTCTTTGGAATGAAAATGAAATCTATCAACCAGGTGATATTGTTAAGTATGGCGGATATAGTTATACATCTTTAACAATTAATACAAACAGTGTTCCAAGTATTAACGGTATTACACAAGATACAGGTGATTGGGAATTACTAACACAAGGTTATAGAATGGGTGGGCAGATTAATCAAAACCCAGACGTTCAAGAAGAGGCATCTTATTGGGATCAGGCTGTAGCATATAAAACAGGTGACGTAGTACGCTTTGGTGGTTACTTGTACATTTCTTTAAGAGATAATATTGGTGCAGAGCCCGACGATCAAGTAGAAACAGTTAATGTTGCAATCACTGTTGGTAACACAGGAAACGGAAATCATTATTTTGTTAACGGTGTTGAAGATGGTGATATTAACTTCTATGAAGCGAACACATATATAATTGATCAAAGTGATAGTTCTAATGATACGCACCCATTGTATATTAGTACAACAGTTGACGGTCATCATGATGGCGGAAACTACAATGAACCCGACAACGGTGTAACATACTGGTTAGACGGTGTACAAGTTGCAGATAGAGCGGCATATGTAGCAGGTTTTGCAGGAGCAACTACTAGACAAGTAATTTACCTTGTACCACGCGATGCTTACAAAGCAAACTATTTTGTTTGTGCGGCACATTCGGGAATGTATGATGGTACCGTTACAACAATTTATTCTAATAACTATTGGCAAACATTAATTGACGGTGACAGATTTAGAGGTAACTGGTCAGAAACTGTTATAGTAAATGCGGCACCGGCTGTTAACAATTATTTCTTAGGAGATATAGTAACATACGCAGGTACATTGTATCGCTGTATTAAAAGACATACATCATCTCAATCAGGAACAAGACCAGATTTAGATCAAGATTACACACAAGATAATTTCTGGATTCCAGTTATTGAAGGCGGTAACACTAACGTCTTACAATATAGAGGCGATATGCGAACACACGACGGAACAGATCCGGTACGCCTTGGTATTAATGATGCAGGTGATGCTCTTAAAGTAATGCTTGATGATTCGCTAGACTGGGAAGCATTAGAAAAAACTGAAAATGTTTTCTTTGTTTCACCAGACGGTATTGATTCAACTGCACCCGGTAGAGGTCTATCGCAGACATCTCCATTTAAAACAATTAAGTATGCGTGTAACTACATCTTTGAAGATGAAGGCACGAGAGCACCAGCAACAATTTTAGTTAAAACAGGGCGTTATAAAGAAGTATGTCCTATTAGTGTACCAGCAGGCGTTGCTATTGTTGGCGATGAACTACGTTCAACATTTATTGAGCCAACCCCTGAAACAACTGATCAAGATATGTTCCGTGTTAGAAACGGTTGCGGTATTAGAAACATGACATTATCGGGATTAGTAGGTGAGTTAACTGATCCAGATGAGTACTTAATTAAGCGTGTAGACGCAGGGGCTTTCGTAGCACTTGATCCAGGTGATGGCCCAGATGATGAAAGTGTTTGGATTACAAATAAATCAACCTATGTACAAAACGTAACAACGTTTGGTCAAGGGTGTATTGGTATGAAGGTCGACGGCGACCTACACAACGGTGGTAATAAATCTATTGTTGCTAACGACTTTACACAAATTATTCAAGACGGTATCGGATACTGGTGTAACGGTGACGGCTTATCAGAACTTGTATCTGTGTTTACATATTATTGTTACATTGGTTACTTGTGTACGCATGGTGGTAAAGTTCGTGCAACAAACGGTAACAACTCATATGGTGAATACGGGTCTGTTGCTATTGGATTTAATCAAAACGAAACTCCAATTACTGCTAAAGTAGACAACTATTCCAAAGAAGCAGAAGTTGCAGAAGTTTACAACGACGAAAGCAAATTATTTGCTGTAGGTTACAGTAACACAGGTAAGCATTACACCACAGGTACAGTAACAATTACTGGTTCTGGTGCAGGTGCCGCTGGTAAAATTACTGAAACTAGACAAGGCTCTGTAACAGAAATTAGAATTACTGATCCGGGCGATTCATCAATTGCAGGTGGCGGCGACTATACCTATGCTAACAATAGAGCACAAGGTGGCGGCGTAGATTATATTCAAATTGCTAACCAAGATGTTAACAATGAAGACTACTACTTAAACAAACAAATTACTATTATCGAAGGTGAAGGTCGCGGACAATATGCCTATATTACAAGTTATAACTGGCTTATTGGTGGTGTTACACAATTAACTAGAACTAGTGCGGACGATCTTACATTGATTCCTGGAAGTTATCCAGGTGTGGTTGGTATTAGCAGTGATGCCGATGCACAAGAACCAACAATAACAGTTACTATTGATGCACAAGGTGCCGCAACAGCAGTTATTACTGCCCCGGGTAAGTTTAACAACGAAGGCGATATTATAACAGTTTTACCTACACAGGTTGGAAACTCAGGTAACCCTATTACATTCGAGGTCACAGGAAGAACAACAGGTGATAAAACCGTAACAGTCGCAAGACCAATTGACGGCGAGCCTGGCTGGCAACATTATTTGCCAGGAGAACCTATTGCTACTGTACTAGATGAAACTACACGTTACGAAATTACTCCAAGATTAGTATTTGACTCTCCGTCATTTACACAAAACAGTGCTTCACTAGATGTAGGAAGTAATATCAAAGACACAGCATATCAAACAGTAAATGGTACTACATATTCAGTTGTTGTAGGTACAAATACTATTTCTTATAGCACAGACGGAACACAATTTACTAATGCAAGTAACTATACAGATTTAAATTATGTTTCGGTTGCTCCAACAGCAACAGGATTTATGGCAATCGACGGCAACGGTAGAATTAAAATTTCAGGAGATGCAACAAACTGGGGAGATGCTGGTGCTAACTTGTTAGGTGAAGGTTTAACATTTACAAAAGTTGCATACGGTAAAGCACACGATGATACAAGTACTAACATTGCTATTGCTTCAGGAACATCAAATGTTTATGTTACAACAAACGGTGGATCGAGTTGGAACACAGTTAATGCAGGCGTAAGTAATGCACAGTTTATTGCATTTGGTAATAACAAATGGGTAGTTGCTAACGAGTCGGGAGATACTTGGGAAAGTATCGACAATGGTAACACTTGGACAGCAGGAACTAACATTGGTGATGTACAACACGATGTTTGTGATTTATGTTTTGGTAATGGACGCTTTGTAGCATCTTGTTATGACTCTCCAAATGATATTTCAACTGTAAACAATAAATTTTTCTACAGTTTTACTGATTCCTCAACAGCAAGTGGTAATACAACTTGGCTTCCAGGATCTGATACAAACGTTGCAGACAATGTTTACATTAACTATGCTCAAGGTACTTTCTTAGGTGTAACTGAAAGTGGAAGTGTTATCCAGTCAGACGATGGTGTTTATTGGTCTGACAGAATTGCACTAAGCGGAACGTTTACAGGTATGGGGCATGGTTGGACGCAAGACGGTCCGGTGTTTTATCCGTTCACTGACGATTCAGTTTCATCAATTGAATATATTACTTGTGGTGCTACAACAAGAGCAACACCTGTAATTGGCACCGGAAGAATACAAAGTTTCTTGATCCAAGAACCAGGTTCGGGTTACGGAACTAATCCACCGAATCTAACTATTATTGATCCGGATATTTCAAAGGCTGTTACATATGATGTTCGAATGGCAAATGGTACTGTAGGACAGATTGAATTTAGTAACAGAGGTACAGGATACATTAACATTGGTGTAACTATCACAGGTGATGGTTACGCAGATCTATATCAATTAGGGACAAGTTTAGTTGTTAAAAATCTAACACGTGAACCAGGACCTGGTGATAACTTATATATTTCTGGTATTAACGATGCGTATTATGCTGTTCAACAAATAAACGATGTTACTGGAACTGTTGGAAACTTACAAGCAACATTAACTATTACTCCAGCATTAGATAGAGCAGAAACACCAGAACACGAAACTGATTTAACAATTAGACAAAAATATTCGCAGGTACGTCTAACAGGTCATGACTTCCTAGAAATTGGTAAAGGTAACTTATATACTTCACAGTATCCATTGTTAACTCCAATTGAAGGTTATGACGTAAGAGACTTCCAAGAAACAGAAAATGCTGGTGGTGGTAGAGTATTCTATACGTCCACTGACCAGGATGGTAACTTTAGAGTTGGTGAACTGTTTAAAGTTGAACAGTCAACAGGTATTGTATCGCTAAATGCTTCTTACTTCGAACTAGAAGGTTTGACAGAACTAAGATTAGGCGGTGTTACACTTGGTGGAACAAATGCTCTTATTAGAGAATTTAGTACAGATCCAACTTTTGCGGCAAACTCAAATGAAATTGTACCAACACAGAAAGCGATTGCTGGATACGTAGATAGTAGAATTTCAGGCGGTGGAACAAATGTTAACGTTAACGCTGTAATTGCTGGTGAAGTTAGAATTCAAGGTAATAATATTACTTCTGAAGCAAACAGAGCCATTAATATTAACACACAAATGAACTTCCAGAAGCCGATCGATGGCGATATGGCGGCTATGGCGTTCTTTACAGGAGCCACAAACTTTGGCTTAGTTGATGAGGGGGATCCTACAACTCCACAAGAGATGGGAGCAGGGAAATAACAGATATGATAAATAGTATTAACACAAGGTTAGGAACTAAAAATTGGTGAGTTTAAACTAGGTAGAATTAGATTTATTTGGAAGGGTGCATGGACATCCGCTAAACAATATTATAAAGACGATGTAGTTCGCTATGGTGGACGCACATACATTGTTAATGCAGGCCATATCAGTTCTAACACATTTACAACAGATATTGCAAATTTTGACCTATTAGCAGACGGTACTGAATGGAAGGGCGATTGGGCACTTACTACAGTATACAAGCCAAACGATATTGTAAAATACGGTGGCTACTTATATGTTTGTAATACAGGTCATACATCAGCGTCAACTGAAGCAGATGGTCTTGAACTAGATCAAACCAAATGGGATTTATTTGCAGAAGGGTTTGATTGGCAAGGCGAATGGGGTGTTAGTACACGTTATAAAGTTAATGACATTGTTCGTTATGGTGGTGTTATGTACTTGTGTACAGAAGCACACACATCAGCGGCAGACCTTGCAGACGGTTTAGAATTAGACGAAACCAAGTGGGATATTTTTGCCAACGGCATGACATGGCGTAATGTTTGGACAGCAACTTCTCGTTATAGAACAGGTGATGTTGTTCGTTATGGTGGCCAAGTTTATGTTTGTAATACAGGACACACTGCCGCGGACACTGATGCATTAGGTTTAGAAGACGATCAAGCAAAATGGGATTATGTACACAAAGGTATTGTATACTTAGGTGATTGGACAACTTCAACACGTTATAAAATTAATGACGTTGTTAAGTATGGTTCAGATATTTGGATTTGTACAGCATTTCATACTTCAGGTGCAACACTTGCGGCTGATGAAGCAAACTGGTCAATCTTTGTACCAGGATTAGAATTTGAAGATAGTTGGCAGAACAATGTAAACTATCAACCAGGCGATGTTGTAACATACGGTGGTTACTCTTATGTTGCTATCACAAACAACTACGGACAAATTCCTTTTAATAATCCAACACATTGGGATTTGTTTACAACAGGATTTACATTCCGAGGCGACTACGACAACAACTATGCATACAAGATTGGTGATGTTGTTCGCTTAGGCGGTTGGACATTTATTGCACTCGCAGACGGTACAGGTAACCGTCCACCAGATGCAGTTTATTGGGACAAATTAAATGAAGGATTGTACTGGAAAGGTGCATGGCAAAACGCTGTCTACTACGACAAAGGTGACGTTGTTAGAGGTATTAACGACGTAAACTCATATGTTTGTATCGCTCCTCATACATCAGAACAAGTTGGTGCAGGACAAAACAGACCAGATCAAGACATTGCAGGTAACTTTTGGAACTTATTAAGTGGCGGCGCTGAAGTTGGTAACTTAACTACACTAGGTGATTTAGTTTACTACAGTGGTTCAGGTCCTACTAGACTACCAGTTGGTTCACCAGGACAAGTATTAAAAGTTAATTCGGCAGGTAATGCTCCTGAATGGGCATACTTTGGTCAGTTAGATGCAGTGTATTATGTTTCACCAGAAGGTGAAGATAATGATGCTCCAGCGGCTGGTGTTACATTAGATAAACCATTTAAAACTGTACAGTTTGGTCTACAACAGATTGAAAAAGGCGCAAGAAATCCTTACGCAACACGACTTCTAAGACGAAACAAAGCATTTATTGTTGCTGAAACTATTGCTTGGGTTGACACACAGGTTATTAATTCAAGTGCTCCGTTTACAGGCTCGTTTACATATACAGCAAGTAACTGGAAAAGAGATTTACGTTTCTTACTTGACGCAGTTGAATGGGATTTAAGCCACGGTGGTAATAGAAAAGTAAGACAAGTTGCTTATGATTTTTTCCGAGTAAATTCATCAAGTTCTTATGTAACTGTTGACGGAATTACAGCAGAATTTGCGGCGACACTAGCATACATTAAAACTTTAATTGATGATGTTATTACACAAGACACTCCGGCAACTGATTATCAAACTGCAAGAAGCGTTTCGCCATTAACATTACAGGTCACTGATTCTACTATAGTAGAAGAAGCGGCCGCTCAAGGAATTATTGAAAATTTAATTGAAATTCCAAGAGCCGCACTTGCTTCAAACAGTGCAACAAGTACAAACTTTACTGTAAGTGATGCAACATATGATCCAATTGAAGGTACACTAGAAATGACAATTGGTAATCACAGTTTAGCAATTAATCAAAAAGTTATTTTAAGAGATCAAGGTATTACATTTACTTGTGCTTCTGATAACCATGCTACACCACTTGCATATCCAAGAGCAACTGACCCTGCTTATAGCACTCCGTTGTCAATTATTGGAACAACAGATATTAAAATTACAGTAAACGTTGGTCCTAGTCCAGAAACTTCAGAACACTTGTTTGTAAGTGCATTAACAAATACAGTTTCACTAGCAACCGGCGGCGGCATTCCAGCAGAGATTGTTGCAAATGATACATTATTCTTAAAAACAGGACAATTTACAGAAGTATTACCGATGGTAATTCCAGAAAGTTGTGCTGTTGTTGGTGACGAATTACGTTCAACAAGAGTTCAACCAGCAGGTTCACTAATTGCTTCAGCAGATGTTCCATACTCACTAGCGGGTATTTTACATATGAAGTCAATCGTTGATGATATTATTTTAAACAATACTGTTACAGCACAATCAGGTAACACAGTAACACAAAACACAGCATATCCAGCAGGTGATGCGGCGGCAGTTACTAAAGCAGAAGGTGTTTGTGATGCAATACATAATTACATCGATTGGAATTTAAATTCAAACGGCACTAATCCTACTATGGAAGGTCAAATGAGTCCCAACAAGGAAGATGGTGTTGTTAATGCTGTACTAAGACTTGAAGAAAACAAAGACTTTATTGCAGAAGACGTAAACAGATATATTATTGCTACATATCCTGCATACACAGATTATATTTCAGGACCTAATGCGGCGGCATTACAAGCAAGTTGTAAGCGTGACGTAAGACGTTACGTTGAAGCAATTCAACATGACATTGTATACGACAGCACTTACAAAGCAATTAGAGCCGCACAACTTTATGTTAACAGTGTTAACGGTTCAACATTAGAAAATATGTTCTTTGTACGTAATGGTACTGGTATTAGAAATATGACACTTAATGGACTTAATGGTACACTAGGTTCTGCTAATACATATGGTACAAAACGTCCAACAGCCGGTGCTTATGTTTCACTTGATCCAGGTTGGGGTCCTGCACACGAAGATGTATGGGTTAAGAATAAATCATGTTATGTACAAAACGTAACTAACTTTGGTAACGGATGTACAGGTCTTAAAATTGACGGCGACTTACACGCAGGCGGTAATGATTCTGTTGTTGCTAACGACTTTACACAAGTACTAAGTGATGGTATTGGTGTTTGGTGTACTAACTTAGGTAGAACAGAACTTGTTTCTGTGTTCTCATACTACGGACACATTGGATACCTAGCAGAAAACGGTGGTAAGATTCGTGCTACAAACGGTAACTCATCTTATGGTACATTTGGTTGTGTGGCAGAAGGTGTTGACGATACTGAAGTTCCAATTATTGCTTTTGCAGATAACAAAGCACAACAGGCAGTTGTTAGTAATGTACTAACTGACGGCGACAGGGTGTTAGCATTAGAATATACTAACGCTGGTAGAGAATATGACACTAACGGCGGCAATGCTGTTATTACAATTACTGGAACAGGTTTTCAGATTGGTACTGTAACTCCAGTAACAAGAACCGCAGGTGTTATGGAAGTAAGACTTCTTAATACTAACGACGAATGGGGCGGTGCTGATTATGTAAGTGCAGGTAACGCGGCACAGATTGGTAACGCAACAAGCATTACAATTTCAAACACTGATACAAACTCATCAGGTGCATTGGTAGGTATGGGTATTTGGCTTGTAGCAGGTTTAGGTGCAGGTCAATATGGTTACATTGACACATATAATGCAGGTACTAAACAAGCAACAATTAGAAAATATTCAGACGGTAGCCCAGGTTGGGATCATATTTTAGGTGAGCCTATTTTATCATTACTTGATAGTACAACAACATATTCAATTGAACCAAGAGTTACTTTCTCAGCACCAGTAGGTGATGGTTCAAGTACTTCAATTAGAGCATTAGGTAGAGCAAGAGTAAGCGATGGGCAAATTGTTGAAATTAAAATATTAGAACCAGGACAAGGTTATGATAACACTGCAACAGTTACCATTACTGATCCAAACAACACAGTTGATGCTCCGTTAGAAATTAGAATTGCTGATGGTGTACTAGCACAACCTACATTTGCTGGATCAACTAATGCAGGTAGAGGAACAGGTTATGAAACTGCATCAGCAGACATTACTGCTACAAAAATTGAAGAAACTATTACTGGAATTTCACAAGCAAGTCCAGCAAGAGTTACAATTGGTGCAGGACACAGTATTACACTTGACGGAACTAAAGTTGAAATAGCGGCAGTAACAGGAATGATTCGATTCTTTGATGCAACTACTTTCTACGCAAAAGTTATCGACGCTAATAATATTGATTTATATAGCGATCCTCTTTTAAATGTCCCAATTGATACAACTCTTGAACCAGCATACACTAGTGGCGGAACATTAACACACGGTGGTGGCTTTATGGACAGATATCAACCAGGAAAATATATTCAGGTTTCTGGTTTACGTGCTGTTCCAAGAGCAGGGTCAAACATTGAGTTTTCAGGACAACCAAACGTATTCTACAAATTGGTTGCAGTAACTAATTTAAGAGGTTCCGATGATGGACCATTTACAGCACAACTTCAAATTTCTCCGGAAATTCCAATTAACAATGCACCGGAGCATGAAGAAGATGCTGAAGTAAGAATTAGATATTCACAAGTACGTCTAACAGGACACGACTTCCTAGACATCGGTACTGGTGACTTTACTAATACAAACTATCCAAACTTACCATTACAGGATCCAGACCCGGATGCTGAAACTGTTGAAGGCGGTGGCGGTAGAGTATTCTACACATCAACTGACCAGGATGGTAACTTTAGGGTTGGTGGCTTGTTCAACGTTGAACAGTCCACTGGTGTTGCGACATTGAATGCTGATGCATTTAATATTTCAGGCTTGCAAGAACTATCACTAGGTAATATTGCACTTGGACAAACAGGAGCAACAATTAACGAGTTCAGCACCGACGGTACATTTGCCGCTAACAGCGACAGTATTGTACCGACACAACGAGCAATTAAAACATATATCACGTCACAGATTGGTGGTGGTGCAAGTACTCTTAACGTTAACCAAATTATTGCTGGTCTAGTACAAATTGACGGGCAACAAATTACTACAACTACTGTAGTGCCGATTAATGTTAAGGCCCAATTCAATTTCCAAGGTGGAATAAATGGGGCACCTGTGGCGCTAAATATGTTTTTGATGGGATAAAGGAGAAAAACAAATGGCAACTGGAAGACTAGGAGCAAGTGATTTAACAGCGGCTTCTAATACCACCGTATATACAGTGCCAACTGACAATTACGCAGTTGTTACATTATCGGTGTGTAATAGAGGTAATCAAGCAATAAGTGTGCGTGTAGCAGTAGCATCTGCAGATACGCCAATTGCCGCTGAATGGATCGAGTGGGAGACAGAAGTTCTCGCACACGGTGTTTTAGAAAGATCAGGTATCGTAATGGATGCCGGCAAGAAATTGGTTGTAAGATCAAGTTCTGCGAACGTAAGTGCAGTCGCGTTCGGTATTGAGACTGCGGCATAAATACATATAGAAGGATAACACAATGGGAAGATATATTACTACAACTGGAACCGCTGGTACTGTACTCAGAACCGTTGGGTCGAGTTACACGGCTGAAGTTAATGATAGAATTTTGTGTACATCGGGTGGTATCACTATTACCCTACCAATTAGTACAAGTTTGTTGGAAAATGACACAGTTCAGATCATTGATGCAACAGGTGCGTTTAGTTCGTCTAACGTAACAGTAGCACGTAACGGTGCGAAAATCCAGAATTTAAACGAGAATTTAACACTAGATATTAACAACTCAGCAGTTACATTAGTTTACACAGGTGCAACATACGGTTGGATTATTAGTGGTACATAAGATAAGGTAGAAATAGCAATGGCGACACTTAGAAGTTTACTATCAGATGTAGAACCAGCAAAGTCAGGTGTTCAACGTCAATTCTGGGTGTGGAACGATAACACAGGCATTGGCAACGGTGGTAGATGCTGTTTGTGGACTGTTCCATCAAACACAGTTAACGTAACATTTGAACTTTGGGGTGGCGGCGGTGGCGGCCATGGCGGTTGTTGCTGTCAGTTTCCGAATAGACCGGCGGCTGGTGGTTCGTATGCTATTAGAACAGTTCAATCTCAAACAGGATGTCAATACACAATCTGTGCAGGCGGTTCAACAGTATGTTGCTGTTTCGGATGTATTGGCGGAAACGGATATCCAAGTTTCGTAACAGGATCTGGTATTCCAACTACTTGTGCGCCAGGTGGATGTGCAGGTAAGGCTTGTTGTTTCACAGACGCATACACTTGTCACCCAAGTTTTGTATGGCAATGTGGTACAGGAGATTGGGGACTTCCACAAATTACAGGAAGTGCAAAAAGAAGTCAATATTGTCACAATCAAATGTGGTCATTCACTACTGGTCCGGCAATGTTTGGCGTTTCAAGAAGAGGAAAAGACTGGTGTGCTGGTAACTTTACCAACACTGGTGCCTGCTTTGGTTGTTTAGCGGCTTTCCCAGGAGGCGGTGGACCAGGCGGAGCGGCCTGCGGAGAACCTTGCTGTTGGGGCGGCTGGGGACAAGCAGGAGCGGTAAAAGTTAGTTATAGTTAATAAGGAATGGAGAAATAGAATATGCCTAGCAATACAATTATTACAAAGACATTTACATATGATCTTCCTGATGACTATCTAGCCCAGACAAATGCAGATGGTAAAACCGCTACTGCCAATTACGAAGGGCCAGATAAGATTTGGGTATTCATTAACAGAGATACTGGACGTTCAGATACATCAAGACTAGTATTAACTGAAGAAGAAAATGGTGCAGATTTTCCTGTACCAGAAGATCAATTTAAAGTCGAAATTAACTGCGACACTGATCCTATGCTTTGCTCATTATTTGATGCAAAAGTTGAATGGGACACTGTTGTAGGACAAACAAACATTGTTGTTAATCTTCCAGATGGAACAACATACGAAAGACCAGATCCAACAGATGTTGATCACACTTATGAATTAGATGAGTGTGCATACAATATGGACGGTACAATTAGCGAAGACGGTACAACTTATACAGGCGGTACTTGGACAATGCAATGGAAGCAACCATGGACTTCATGGGAACAGTTGATTATTGTAAGAAACAATGGTCTTACTGCTTCAGATTCTAAAATTGCAGACGATATGCCAGAGGCAGTTAAGCAAAAATGGCTTGACTATAGACAGGCATTACGCGATTTACCAGCAACATTTGGTTATGGAACTGAAAATGAAATTCCGGCCTATATGGTAAACTTTCCAGTAGAACCGGGTGCTAATATTTTACAAGTAGAGGACGACGAATAAGATGTCTAGTTTAAGAACCTTGCTACAATACGGAACTTCATCAAGCGGCTCTACACCATTGAGAAGTTTACGTGTATACAATACAAATATTACTTCTGTAAATAATGGTGGACGATGCTGTCAATGGACAGTTCCAGCAGGCGCTACTTGGGCGGCATTTGAAGTTTGGGGCGGCGGTGGTGCCGGCGCAGGCGGATGCTGTTGTCAACAAGGTTGGGCAGGCGGCTCAGGTTCTTATGGTAGACGAATTATTGAAGTAACACCAAGCGACCAATTTACAATTTGTGCAGGTGGTACAACCTGTTGTCACTCAACGTGTTACGGTTGTAGAGGATTTCCAAGTTGGGTATGTGGACCGGGTGGTTTTTGTATGTGTTCATCAGGTGGTGCAGAACCAGCAACAAAATGTTTCTTCAGTCAAAACTGTTCGTACAGTGGATGTCAGATGTTCAACTGCGGATGTGTTAACGGTGCTACACTAGCAATTTGTGGTACAACAGGTGGCGGACATGGATCTGCTCACTGTGCTTCAGATATGCACCAGTTTATTCCAAGTGCACCATTTACGGGTGTAACAAGAATGTCACGTTCAGGTTGTTATAGATCATCTGGTCAGGATCAAGGGGATCATGGTGTATTCCCAGGAGGCGGTGGTGCATCAACAACTACACACAACGAAGTATGTTATTGCGGAGCAAAAGGAATGGGCGGACTAGTAACAGTATACTATACGTCAACATAAGGAGTAAATAGTAGTATGTCAACTTTAAGAGATTTTTTATTCGGATACGACGACCCTAAAGCAATTCCTACTGAATTTGCTGTATACAATACAAGTACTACTTCTCCAAATAATGGTGGTAGATGTTGTTTGTGGACAGTTCCAGCAGGTATAGCATACGCAGTATTTGAAATTTGGGGCGGCGGCGCCGCTGGCGATGGCGGATGTTGTTGCCAAATGGGATATCCATCAACTGGTGGATCTTATGGACAAAAAGCATTAGACGTTACACCAGGTGAGCAATTTACAATTTGTGCGGCTGGTTCAACGTGTTGTAGACAAAAAGGAAACTGTCAACTAGGTTACGACTCATACGTTTGTAAAAGCGGAAACTGGTGTGCTAGAGCGTGTGGCGGACGAGTTATGCGTACAGAATGTTTTATGTACAGAACTTGTTATTCATGTTGTAGAATGAGATATTGTGTTCACGGACACAGTGGTATGGACTTTGGTATTGGTTCAACTAACTCAACTGCACAATTAAGTCAATACTGTCACGATAGAGGTAACATGATGATTGCTGACTCTTACGGACGTGGCGGGTTTAGAAACGGACCAAACGGCTGTTGCGAATGGGGCGGATCACAAGGATTTGGTTTATTCCCAGGCGGTGGCGGTATGTCAGCACAAGCATACGGTGAAGTATGTTGTTGTGGATCACCAGGTGCTGGCGGATTAGTATATGTAGTTTACTACTAAGAGGAAAACGATGACAATTATTAGAAAACAATTTAACTATCCTAAGCCCGACGAATATTTGGGTCAGTTTGATAATAATCAATTGATGGGAAGTCATGTTTATGAAGGCCCAGAAACTATGTGGGTATTTGTAGATAATGCCACAAATAAAATTGCACCTATGGCACATATGGACGAAGAAGAAGGCATGGAGTTTACTCCTCCAACAGGAGTAAGAAAAGTTTTTGTTGACTGTAATGAAAATCCAATTATTTGTTCGCTTATGGAATGCGATTGCGATGACGAAGAACACGAACTAGTTTCAGAAGAATTACCAAACGGTGTAACATACTTAACATACAAGGATCCACCACCAGATCATACTTACGAAAAGTTTGATATTGAATGTAACTCAAACAACGAGTGGGTAAAAGTACCAAGTTCAAGTAAAGGTGGACAACCGCATTATCCTTGGAAACAACCACACGTTAAATGGCCACATTTACGTAGACATAGAACTTCACTATTAGGTTGGAGCGACGATAAAACAAATCCAGATATGCCAGCAAGTCTACAAACAGCATGGGCAGAATATCGTCAAGCACTAAGAGATATGCCAGTATCATACGGTGACAGTTTTGATGTTGAAATTACTACTGCTGGTACAGGTTATGAAGTTGGTGACAAAATTAAATTTGCAAACGCAGATTTAGAAGAATGGATTGTTGCTGATGAATTAGTTGCTACTGTAAAAACAGTTGGTACTAGTGGTGAAATTACAGCATTAACACTAAGTGGTAACCAAGCAATTAATGACGGTCAAGACATTGTTGTAGGTAGAGAAGCAAAAGAATTTGCTAATCCTACATACACATATGAAGCAGTTGCAGACGGCGCAAACGCTGGTGCAGATGCTACATTTAGAGTACATAAGTGTCAACGTTATGCGGCTTGGAAGGTAGACGTTCCACGTTCACCTTGCGGTACTGCGTAATCCAAATCTAAACTATCTAAGCACCCCCAAACTTAAATAATTGCATGAGCAATAAAGTTAGGTTTGCGGGTGCTCAAATCCCCGTAACACAAAGTCTAGAAGAAAATAAGAAAAGCATTTTAAAGGCTATTGACTGGGCCGCAGAGAATAACTGCGACTGGCTTCTTACACCAGAAGGATCACTAACTGGTTACTTTCCTAGTTTTGATTTAGAATTAACTAATGGTCAAACAGACATCTCCAAAGCAACGTTTGAAGTAGTAAGTTATGCTAACAAAAAAGGTATGGGTATTGCTCTTGGTACTTTATGGGTTGATGTTGAACATCGAGGAATGATTAGACGCAATCAAATAAGATACTACGATAAACAAGGACAACTGTTAGGTACAACAAATAAACAGTATATTGTAGGTGGTGAAGACTCGCCACACCATAGTTGGGATCAAGTTTTAGCAGATCCTCCAGGTACAACAAAAACACACTATTTAGACGGTGTAAGAACTTGCGGAATGATTTGTAATGATTTTTGGGGAAATGGTTTTAGATTTAATGCCCCGAGTTTACCATTATTGGCAAGTATTCATCAAGTAGAAGTTATATTACATAGTACTAATGGTGACAGAGGAAATGATGCCGACGAACTATGGATGGAATGGCATGATATACATCTAAGAATGATGAGTCATACATATGGTATTCCTATTATTACTGTAGATAGTTGCTGTGATAAATTTGGTAACAATAGAGAACTACCTACAAGCAGTCCTAGCGGAGTTTTATTAAACGGTAAGTGGGCCGTACAAGTTCCACGTACAGGACAACAGCATTTCTATTGGGACTATGTCAGACCTACGCCTAATGAAATGCCACACGAATAAGTATTTGAAACAAAGGAATATAATAAATGTCTAAAAGAAACACAGCCTTTTTTATTAACGGTGGAGCAGGAAGAGTTATTTCAAGTATTCCTGCGTTAGAACTATTTGCAGAAGAAAATCCAGATAACGATTTTATTTTAGTATGTGAAGGAGGTACAGAGTTTTACAAAGGACATCCTGTACTACACAAAAAAGCATACGATGTATGGCACAAAAACTTGTTTGAAGACAAGTTAAAAGATATGGAATTAGTAACTCCAGAGCCATATCGTATTTGGGAATATTATAATCAAAAAGGTAGTCTAGCACAGTGTTATGATATTGAAATTAATGGCAAGGGACTAAGAGAACTACCACGTCCAACCCTTAAATTAAATTCACAAGAAATGATGACTGGACAAAAACTTGTTACCGAAGTTAAAGAAAAAACTAAAAAAGACAAAGTAATTGTATTCCAACCATTTGGTAGAGGAACTATCCACGAAAATGGAATGATCATTGATCCAAGTGGTAGAAGTTTTGAACCTGATAATGTTGTAAACATTGTAAACAAATTAAGTAAAAAGTACGGTGTAATCTTTATGAGTGAGATTGCTATCGAGTTTAACAAACATGGTGTAGAAGAACCTATTGCTATTCCTCAGAATATTGAATTACGTTACTGGTCTGGTATTATTAATGCCGCAGATCACTTTTTAGGTTGTGATAGTGTAGGACAGCACATTGTACACGCATTAGATAAAACAGCAACAGTTGTTGTAGGTTCTACATTTAAAGAAAATATTTCTTATCCAGAAAACGAAAAGTTTGACATTCTTGATATGGGCGAAGGCGCTAGGGTATATTCACCGATTAGAATTACTATAGACGAATGGTCAGACAGAACTAACGAAGGTATCATGCATATGAATGATAAAATTGAAGATATCGTTGTTGAGTCTGTTGACAAAATGATTAAGAATGGCAAACGTGACAAAGCAAAAAAAGAGTAGACTCTTTACATTTGGATGTAGTTTTACAATGTATGCGTGGCCCACGTATGCAGATTTCCTAGCACACAATTTTGATCATTATGAAAATTGGGCGTATCCTGGTTTAGGCAATCGTGCGATTGCAGAACGTATTGCAGAGTGTCATACAAAAAATATTTTTACAGAAAATGACACTGTGATTGTACAATGGAGTACACACATTAGGAATGATTATCATACATTTGTTCCGATGCAATTTGATCCTAATAGTTTTTTACACGTATGGTTTAGAAAAAACAATAACATAGGTTGGAAAACACAAGGCAGTATTTTTAATCCTAATAATAGACAGTTTGTATATGACGATAAATGGGTACAAACATTTTGGGACGAACAAAGTTACCTAATGTACAGTCTAAACGATATGTTACTTACACAAGGACTATTAGAAAGCACAGGTTGTACTTGGCGTATGACTAGTATTGGAGACTTTAGTAAGATGTGTACAGACATTCCTAATGCTACAGACGAAAATATTTCAGATCAAGATAACATTTATAATAATGAAAACTTTAAAATTTACAAAGATGTACTTGAACACAAAAACTTTTTAGAACCAATTGGAACTTTTAGTTGGAAAGATCCTAGTAAAAGTTATGAGTTTGTTAGTCAGCAAGGTCCTTGGCTAGAAGTACACCCTAGTCACACACAACACTTAGATTATGTTAAGGAAGTACTAGCACCTAGTTTAAATTTAGAAGTTAGTAACGAAGCACTAGAGTGTAGTAGTAAAATTGATAGTATAACTGAACGTGATTTTATTTTATTTGAAGAAGAAGTTGTAAACAAAACAAAACACACTCCTGTGTATAGGGGATTTTAATGAAACGTTTGTTTGCCTTTGGATGTAGTTTTACAATGTATGCGTGGCCTACGTATGCAGATTTTCTTGGATACGAATTTGACCATTATGAAAATTGGGGATTTCCGGGTTTAGGAAATAGAGCAATAGCACAACGAGTAGCAGAATGTCATGCTAAAAATAAATTTACAAAAGACGATGTTGTAATTGTACAATGGAGTACACATACACGTAACGACTGGCATACATTTAGAAGTGCAAATTTTGAAAAAGGTAGAGGCGATCCTATTAGAAATACTGATGAAATAGGTTGGAAAACTAAAGGCAGTATTTTTAATTACATGAATAGAGAAATATGTTATAACGATCATTGGATTAATACTTTTTGGAATGAAGAAAGT